ATTCCATGCAAAAAAGTTTGATGCATCTGTTACTGTTGCTCCAGATGAATGTGTTGCTGCTGTTGTGCCTGAGGCACCTCTAGTTAAACCAGATAAAGTTCCGCTATTATCATTGGCTGTATAAGTAATTAATTCATTATCTATTAACACTGTACCTGATGATGGAAATGAAGATGAACTAGCCATTGTTAAACTTGTAACACTAGCATTTATCGAAGAAGACAATGTAGATGTAAACTGACCCGCTTGTTGCCCGCCCCATGATCCAAGAGACCAACCTGTAGATGCAACCTCAACTGCTGGTCCAACAGGGTAGTAGTGTTGAACTCTAATACCACCTGATGTTGTTGCACCAGATCCAGATTCATTAGATTCCATTTCTATTGTAAGTGTAGTATCTGTTGGTATGGACGTTACCATAAATTTTTTATCAGTAAAATCACCAGATACAAAACCAGAGTTAGTTATAGATGTAAAAGTATCTAATAATATTATATCAAATTTATTTATATTGTGTGCTGATGCAAAAGTTAACGTTACAGTTTTTGACCCGTTAGTTGTAGAAAAAGCATTTGATAAAGATGTTGTCGCTTTGATAGGATGTATATCGTAAAAGATACCACCAGAGTATGCATATAAAATTCTGTTTGTTCCTAAGATAGCATACTTAATACCTGATGTATTTACAAAGTGATGAATAGCTGTAGCTCTGCCTGTGATTTGAACAGATCCTAATTGTGACCAACCACCAATTTTTTCAGGTGTGCCATATCTAAAACGAACATTGTCTCCATCAACCCATTGGCTTTCACCACCTGTAGATGTAACTTGTTTGTTAAATCCTGGTGCAAATTTTACTTTTTGCAGCATAATAAATTACCTATGGTTTAGTAGGCCACGTAACGTTTTCACATTTTTCAACAGTGTCTTTACCTTCAGGCAGGTCCCTTAACTCCTGTCTATATGTTCTCATGTCATCAGACATAGTAACATCAGATAAAGCATAGAAATCAGTTTCAGCTAACAGTTGATTTCTTCTAGATCTAAGACTAGCTTGCGCTCTTCCTAAAGCACCATCTGCCCATGCTTGTTCTTCAGCATCTCTAGCAGCCTCTTCAGCTGCTGTAAACTGAACTTTTTCACCATTTATATTATGAAATCTTGGCATAGTTTTCTCCTTTGTTTTTGTTTATCATGATTAATTAATTCCGTAAAGGCAAATATCTCCTGCATCTACATTTCCACTACTAAATTTGAATATTACACCATCAACTGCTGATGTAGTGTTACAATATCCAGCTTTAAAATTTTCTATACTTGCTCTATTTGAACCATCTTCTTGATGAGTATTTGTACAAGCAATAAAATGTTTTACGAAAGTAGTTGATGATGGATTAAATAAATGTAAATATCCACTTATTGAACCATCATCATCATCAGTAACATCATGTCCTAATTCAAAATCTGATGTGCTTTGTGCTAAATCTCTACCTGTATCATAAGAAATATTACCGCCACCACCACTTTCTTGATGAAAAGTTCTAAAACTTGTTGTGGTTTTAGTAACATTATAATTACTTCCACTATCTGTTGAAAAATTTACTAAAAATTCAGAACCACCTGTAGCTGGGTGCATATTTTTAAAAGTAAATAAATATTCTTTATAAGTATTATCTAAAACCACATCGCTAGATCCATCAACAAAAGATAAATTAGCAGAGCTAGAAGCAGTTAACTTTTTAATAAATGTCATAGCACCACTACTAAGACTACCAAATGCAGTTACTGATCTAACCCCTCTATTATTTAGTTTAACTATGCTCATTAGCTATCCTTAATTCCATAGAGTTTAATTGTACCAGCATCCATATTTCCTGAACCCATTTTAAACTGAAATCTTGTTATAGCAGTAGTAGTATTAATATATCCAGCTACAAATTGATTATATGAAGCGTTTCTATATTCATTATTATGTCCATTGTATATAAAATGTTTTACAAATGTTGATGAACTTGGATTAAAAATTTTTAATTCACCACAAACATCTTGATCATTATCATTACCGATTCCAGTTGAAAGTATCTGAAAAGCTGTCCCTTGTGCTTGGTCTAAATTTGTACTGTATTGCATAGATGCAGAACTATCACTTTCAAAATGAATTGCATTAAAAGTTGTAGTCGTTATGGCTTGATTATAGTTAGTGTTAGTTCCTGTATCTGCTTGAAATTGAAAGTGAACATCATCTGTAGCTGGGTGTATATTAATAAACTTAAAAACATAAATAGGGTATGTGCTATCAATCCCACTTGTAATAGATATTGTAGAATCACTACTAGCTGTTGTAGTGGATATTAAAGTCATAGCACCAGCAGGGAAACCAGCAGCACTTGTCACACTACTTAAACTATTATTGTTGTATTTAACTAACGCCATATAATTTAAATGTCCCCGAATCTATATTACCTGTAGTCATTTTAAATTGAATACCATCAATAGCGGTTGTAGTATTACAATAACCAGCTACATTCCACCTATAACTTGCATTATCTGCATGAATATTATTAGTTTCACATAAAAAATGTTTTACAAAAGTTGTGCTACTAGGATTAAATAAATGCAAGATTCCTGCCACACACTGATCATTATCATTACCCATTCCCTGTGCAATTCTTTGAAAACCTGTGCTTTCTGCTAAATCATGGTCTGTTTCATAAGATAATCCTTGAGTGCTAGCATCTTCAAAATGATATGCTCTAAAAATAGTTGTAGTTTTAGTAGCATCATAATCTGTTGAACCATCTCTAAAATTAACTTCAAAATAATTTGTAGAAGTGTTATTATCAGTAGCTGGATGCACATCAAAAAATTTTACAATGTATTCTTTGTAAGTAGAATCTATTCCACTAGCAAAACTGATTGTAGAACTAGAACTAGCAGTTTGAGTAGATATAAGAATTAATGATCCACCACCGACACCACTGGGTAGACTCGTGATTGCTGACATGGAGTTGTTGTTGCACACATTAATTGACATGTGTTACTCCTTTGGATTATCAGCTTTTATTTGTGCTATTCTTGCTTTCCAAGCATCAAGACCTTGTTCGTTTATTTCTTCTAATTGTTTATCCCAAGAACCATATAATCTTTTTCTTTTTGCAATTACAATGTTATTTCTGTCCATTTTATCTGCATCACTTTCTACTGCTGAAAGTTGAGCGTCTGTAGGTTTTGCAATATCTAAATTCCATTCTTTAATATAAACACCATTACCATCGTCTTGTAATATTACATCTTTATCAAAATTTACATCTGATCCAACATATTGAATTATTTTACTTGTAATTTTTGCCATAATTAAATCCCTATTAGTTTATAACCACCAAAATTTGTTCCAGCGTTTCCTGAATCTAATGTTGTAAAAATAAAAGCATCATTTGCAAATCTACCATATAATTCAACTGTATCTCCAGCAGATAAATCTAATATTCCCATAACTTGTTGGCTATCCTCTCCAATATCTCTTGTTGTATGATTTCTAAATCTTGATTTAATAACACTAGACCCATTAACATATACATGCCCCTCTGATGCCTCCCCTGTGTAAGAGCCACCTGTTGAACTCATACTAACTGTACCAAAAATAAAATATTTTCCACCTTCTCCACTTGGAACAGTAAAAGTTGTTCCATCAAATGCAGTATCTGTATCAATTTCATCTGTTGTCATTCCTGTTACTTTTACATAAGCACCATCGCTTTGACTTGAACTATCTGATCCAAGTTCTCCATAAAAAGCTGGAGTATTATCTCCACCAACACCAGATAAAAAATTAGATCTAGTCATTTTTCTTAATGCACTAGCAGAGTCATCATGAATTAAAATAGTATCAGCATCTGCAGCAGAAGTTTCTGCAGTCTGTCCTGTGATTGATGTAGTTGCTAATTTAGCAGCGGTCACAGTATCGTCAGACGGCTGGCCGATATCGAGCACATTACCTAATATTTGAACGAAGTCGATAACGTCCCCTGTCGCCAGATTCGAGGCGAAGGTCATCGTGGACCCTGATATAGTAAAGGATGATCCTGGTTTTTGTAGGATACCATTTAAACTGACCAACATGTGGTTGGCAGATTCTGGGGCTACGTTTACACCTCCTACTTGTAGAGTATAAGCTG